ATGCCAAACTCAGACCTACTGCCTTCCCTGCTTTTCAAGATCAACGAAAACCAACTCGCCCTCGAGGCAGCCATCATGGAGCTGTCGAATTGGGTCGAGCAGCGCGGATCGGCCGACGTCGCCGAGAACGTCCGCGGCGCCCTCTGGGCAATCGACAAAAATGAAGAGTTCATCAAGATGACCTTGGCAGTTTTAATGACGCCCGACTGACAGCTCGTCGCCTCCCCCTCGCCCACCTGCCTCGACTCGATTACTGTACATGCATACAGCATTTGTACAGCGAATCCCGCAGCATGAATTTCGACCAGGCAAAAACCCTACGGCTCCAGCGATGGCGCACGACTCTCGACGATCAGGACTTCCGTATGCAAAACCCAGAGGGGCATCGGGAAACCCTTCACGAGATGGCAGCTACGCTCCGCGATGAGGGGCTGATCGACCAGCTTGAACGGTTCGACATGAACGAAATGGCAGACGCAGCGTACTGGCATGCCGTCGAGGAGCTGCAGAACTCGTCCGGGCACTACCGCGGCGCCTCGACCTATGACGTCGTTCAGATCGACAACGGGAATCTGCTGGGCACTATCAGCCGGTCAATCTTCAACTTCGAAAGTGATGAACCACGCGGCGCTTCCTTCGCTTATGACGGCAAGGTCTACTCTGACGCGGACGGTGTGCGGCTGACCTTGGGTCTTTCTCCGAAGACTGGACGGATTTCAGGCCTTGTGTTGGAAATGAATGGTCGCCGATATCAGTTGGTAGAGACCGAACGAATGATCGCTGGCGTAACGCACCGACCAATTTCCGATGCTGATGCTTACCGGGCGCTTATAGATGCAGCGCAAGTCGCGCATGAAGAACGGGATCTGCGCACCTTTGAAAAGGTGCGGCCTCACATTGAGTCGGCGGTCTTCTGCATGTGCCCCGCCTGCCTCGATCGCTTTGATGCCCGGGAGGACTGTCCGAACTGCGCCGGAAAAGGTTTTGTAACGAAGCCCGCGCCGTCGGGTCTACGCTGATAGATCATGCGAGGGCTTGGCAATGTGCGGACGACTTTCCCAATACAGCGGCATTCACGACTTCGTGGCGGCGCTCAGCATGCCGAACGCCCTGATCAACTCGACCGGGGGGCAGCCCTTCGAACGGTACAACGCCGCGCCGACTGCGCAGCTCGCTCTCTTTCACCAGGAAGGCCAGTTCCTGCATGCCGATATGGTCCGTTGGGGATGGCGCCCGCACTTGGCCAAGGATCGCGCGGCGCCGATCAATGCACGAGTTGAGAAAGTCGCCCACGGCCCGTTCTTTCGCGCAATCTGGCCACATCGCGCAATCATCGCGATCAACAATTGGTTTGAGTGGGTCGACGAAGGTGGGCCAAAGAAGCAGCCCTACTTGATCAGGCATCGGGATCAGTCGCCGATACTCTGCGCCGCCATCGGCCAATACCCGAATGAAGAACATGGCCCCGGTGAGCACGACGGCTTCGTGATCATCACCGCCGACAGTGCCGGTGGGATGGTCGACATCCATGACCGTCGGCCGGTGGCACTTTCTCCGGAGCTTGCACGGGAATGGCTGGACCCGGCCACGCCGAAAGAGCGCGCCGAACAGATGGTGCTACACCAGGGCGAGCCGACAGAAGTTTTCGAGTGGTTCAAGGTTGACCGGGCGGTAGGGAATGTCCACAACCAAGGCCCGGACCTGATCAAACCGGTCGGATGATCAGCTCCGGGCCAGGGTCTTCAGGCGCTCCACCAGCGCTGCTTCAAAAACGATGTAAAGACGCTCAGCATCGCCGGTGCGCAACACGCCACCGGTTTCCAGCCCCAGCACGAAGCCATCTGCCCGTGCCCCCGCCTTCACAGCGATGATCATCGAATCAGCCCGGACAATCTGCGCCAGCAGCCGATCCGCTTCTCTCTGCATCTTCTCGCTCAGCACCACGCCTTCCACGTCAGCCACCTATTACCTTCACTACGACATCCAATACATGATGGAAAGAACGACTGAAACCCAAATAATCGTCATCAAAATTGAGTAGCCCGCCAGCTGCTTGTCCATGTTCACCATTCATCCCGTCCGAGTCTAAATGATGGTTCACGGCTTGCGACCTCGCAAGAATGGCGCGGCGCCATCACTGCCGCAGATTATTCACGTATGCCTGGCAGGCCTGTAGAGCGATCAGTCCACGGTCGCCGGTGTCGGTGATGGCGATAATTCGTTGAGCATGCGTCGGGTCAAGTCGGGCTCGTACGGCTCCATGATCCACGCCGCCGGCGCTGGCGGTGGCTGGCACGTCGCAGCCTTTGGCAGCGTCGGCTGCGTCGATGAGGACTGACAGCCGCAGATCAGCAGTGGCAAGGCGATCGCGCAGGCGATCTTGGTCACGTTGGGCATTACTCATTTTCCTGAAGTGGGTTTGCTCGCTTGCCGCCAATCGCTGCTCGAGCGCCAACCGCTTATCTTGCTCGGCCTGTTGCGCGGTAGCGGCGGTCTGAGTCAGTTGATTGAGGGTTTCGGTGTGCTGCCGGGCCTGCTCGGCCAACTGCTTTCCGTAGCGCCAGTCCTGAAACTGCCAGGCACTGCCAGCGCCGATCAGCACCAGCGCCAGCACGCCGACCAATTTCCACGGCACGGCTATCACGGAACGTCCTTAAAGAAGACGTGCCCGCCCAGCTTGAGCGTCTGTTTCGCCTTCGTCGCCCATGCCGGCGCCTTGATGCTGGTCGCGTAGTAATGCGTAGCGCCGCCGGTTGGATCCGGAACCTTGCCGTCGATCACCTGGTCAGCAGCGATCCGGCACTGCGCCAGCTCGCGGAACGGGATCTGCTTCACGCCGATCAGGAACTGATAATTTGGATCGGTCTTGTTCCAGCAGCTGAACTGGTAAGGCTTCTGGCACACACCGGCATAGCCCTCGCCCCACCACGAATTGGTCTTGCCATCGAACACACGGTTGCGGATCGTCCAGGCCACGGCTATCTGGCCGGCCGTTCCTTCTCCGCGGGCCTCGCCGTAAAGCGTGCGGGCGAGGATGTCGCGGTCTTTTTCAGTTGCAGTCATCACTTTTCTCCAGGCAAAAAAATACCCGCTCGATGGCGGGTGCGGGCTTGCAGATAAATCATTCTGGCATCGGTGGCCAGATTACCGATTCAAGACTCAGGTCGACTCGATTTACATCCACTCGATACTGCTTCCAAACATTCAATGCGGCGAGGTCGGATTCTGTAGCCTTGCCCAGGTCGACCGAGTCCTGCAGTGGGCTGATGCGCAGGCCGGCAACGCCCAGCAATAAATCGCGTTTGCTCTCCAGTTCTGCGCGCATCTGTTCCGGGGTCTTTACAGGAGGTTCGAGTGGCTCAGCAACCACGACAACGCCCTCATTGACGGTAAAACCGTTCCCGCGCTGGTTGGCGACCAGGCTTGCGTACTCCTCGTCTCCCAGCTCGATTGCGTCGGATGGCTTGAAGCTGTCATCGTAGAAACCGCCAGTGTTGGGCGAATAGAACATCGTCATTTTCCGCGACTCCGGAAGTTCAGGTAGGGGATCCATCCAGTGACCGGCGTGCAGATGCCGACCGTGAATGAAGTAAGGCTTTCTGTCGCACTGCTGGTACGTTTATCAGTGGTCAGAAAGAATGGTGTCATTGCAGATTGAGCGTAGGACGGCGCACCGTTGAGGCTCGCGACGATGCTGTGGTGCGCAGACGCGTAGCTGGTCGGCAGCGTGACGATGTAGAAGTGCGTGTACCAGGTCTGCCCGCCGATCGTCTGCGGGTTAAACGCCCCGACAGCAGAAAGCGCGATTAGCCCCCATTGATTGATCCCGCCATCGGGCATCCGGCGCCAGCCCGTGGTCGTCAGTTGGCTGTTGTCCGAGAATTTCTTAACGAAACCGGTACCGGAAAGCTCTGTCAGAGTGGTGTCCGCCGCCTGGGCGCCGATCCCTGCTCTCGCTTCAGTCGGGGTCTTGCCACTGGTACCGCCCATGGAAACTGGCAGTGATGCCGGAAGAGCGACAGGGCTGCCGCTTGCACCCAGCGCGGCGTAGAGTTCGTCGAAGTTGCTCTGGGTTTTGGTAAAAGCACTGCGTGGCGTATCACCGCCCACGCCCGAAGGAGCAGTGCCGAGATTGATCGTCTGCTTTGCCATAAAAAATCCTGATTTTATTGGTTAATTGCGTTCGCTCACGCGCTCATCTTGGCAAACACAGCTGGGAGGAAGAACGCGAAGGGGTTCGATGCGGCAACGGTGATGGCATAGAGAGTGCTGTTGGGGAAATCCCACCAGCAGTAAAGCTCGCGCGGAATCCCACTCCCCGAAGTCATTGGCATGCCGAAAGTGTTCAACAGCATGAATTCGTTCTCTGGAAAGTTGAACGGGACGCTATAGAAAATGCGTGTCAGCCCCTGCTGGCTGGTGTCGTAGCGGACGTAGTTCCAGTTCTGAAATGCTCGGGTGAATGTTGCGTTAGGCGTACCAGAGTCAAACAGCAGATTTCCGCCGGCATCCCACAACCTCATTCCGTACTGCGCCACTGGCTGAGCACCGAACGCAGCTACAAAATATCGCCCATTCAGACCGGCAGCATTGACGTCGTATGCCCTGACATAAAAGCCAGTCCAGTTACCTGCAGATCCAAGCAACCTCATCCGGCAAAGCCCTGCTACACCGTTGAAAGTGTCGGGGCGAACGAACACCAGAGGGGGCTCTTGGGAAGTGACTGGTCGCGCAAACGTGGTCACCGAACCGAGGCCCGCTTCCTGCGTGGGCGTATAACGCCCTGACGCGATCACCATCAACCTTGAAAACTCCGAATCCAAAGTCACAACGTTGTTGTTATTGGTGAACTGAACTCCGTAACTCATCAGCTCCACCTCATTACGATCAAGCGCATCGTTCCGGACGAAACGTTGCTCGCAGCGTAGGTTCGCGTGTGGTTATAAACTCGCGCCACACCATCGAGCATTTCAGTCTCGAACTGCATCTGATTGCTGTCATACGTGCCGTTGGGAATCACGATAGCGGTTCCATTTCCAGGGCCGACGCCGGGGACGGAAAAGTCCTGACTACTTTTCGGGCCGACCGGGAAAGTGACAAGCGTCGACAAGGCAACTCGAATGGTGAAAGAATTCTCATCCAGCTGGAGCGCCCCGTCGGCGCCCCAGATTCGTATGCCGTAACTCATGCGTTTAGATTCCCCCACTGATAGCGCTTCACGCCGTTCTCATCGAACACCTTACCGCCGTTGTTGTTGATGACCTGACGAGCGCCTCCCCCCAACGGACTGTTCAGCTCGAAGTTGCCGGCCTTGTCGATACGCCATCCTTGAACGCCCGCAATGTAATTGTCCGACTGAAGAAAGAAACCAATCTTGGCGTTTCCGATCGAGGCGTCCTGAATGAATGCCGAGTTCATGAAGACCTGTCCGCCCTGCACCGCGAACGGCACCGAGATGGCGCCGCCGGCAATGGTGTTGACGATGGCGAACCGGTCAGCGCTGACCAGAAACTGGCTTTGTAACCCTGCCGGGCCGTTTTCGATGCCAAGACCGATACCAGCCGCCACATATTGCCCGTTGGCGGTGACCTGCATCTTTACTGACCAGCTTGTTGAAACCTTTCCGTCCAGCGTGGCTACGGACTGGCTGACCGTTTGCACGGTTGCGCTGTTTTGGTTCACCTCAGCCTGAACAGTATCAACGCGCTTGGCCGTAGCTATCCCATCCTCCAACCGCGCAGACTGTTCAGACCAAACCCCAACATAAACCTGGTCAGAGCCAGCGAAGCCATCTGTGTCACCTGCGAGCGAGGGATTCACCTGGACGTAAACACCGTCGAGCTTGATCGCCTGCGCGGTCAACTGATCGCCCTGCTGTTCAATTTCCAAGGTGTTTTGCGAAACCTGAGCGGCCAGCGCGTTCGCCTCTTCCAGCACTTGGCCGATATCCACCCAGTATGTTGGGTTCGGCGGCGGCGTGTTGATTGGTACCGCTTGCTCAGCCTGATAGAGACGTCGACCAACTCGAACGGTGTCGCCCTTGAGATAGGTCAGTGCAGGGTCGTACTCGAGCGCGTCGGCGATATTGTCGATCTGCTCTTGAAGGCCAGGAATCTTGTCGATCTCGGTGAGGATTTCCTCACCCAACTCCGTTCGCCCGATCTGGCCGGCGATCATTTCCAGAATGTCGCCAGCATTAGAACTGGATTGCCCCTGCACACCGAGGCCGACCGGGTACCACGGCCCGATGCTGCCGATCTTGTCGACGATGCGACCCCAGAAATAGAAGGTCACGCCGGCGGCAAGCCCGAGCATTGAGAAATCGCTCTGCGGATAGGCCAAGTCTGTCAGCTTGGTCGCGGCATCCAATTCAGTCGTCGGGCCGTACCAGATCTCCGTGCGCTGACTATCCTCTGCGCCAGCAGGGAAGCCCCACTTGAGATAGATGCCGAACAGCAACGGTGTTGCGGTCAGGAACGCCAGCGCCGGTGGCAACCCCTGCTTCCCGCTGAGGTTGGTCAGGATTGAGTTGCGCCACGGCGACGTGATATCGAACGCGCTCACCGCGCGAACGCGGGCCACGTAGGCACCGGCATAAATGCCGACCACATCAACGTTGGTCGTCCCGGTGCGCTGCAGCTTGATCCAGTTCCCGCTGTCCTTGCGCCATTCGACGTCGTAGCCGACCGCGCCATCCACGGCCGGCCAACTGATCGTCATGGTGGCCACGGCCAGACCCTGCACAACCGATGAAGTCGACGACAGCGTAACGCTCGCCGGCGCCGGAACAACCGTAATCGGGATCACGCTGATTGGGCGTTCTTCAAGGCGAGCGCCAGTGTCGATGAATGCGAACTTGCTTGGTTCGAACTGGAGCGCGCTGATTTCGTAGTCGCCTTCGGTGGTGCGCTTGGTGCGCAGCACGCGGTACAGCGGAATGGCCAGGTCATCGGCATCGAGTGCCCACTGCAACTGCACCACCGGCGGTTCGCTGTAGGCGACCGTGACTGTCACCGCGCGACCGTTGATGCTCTGCACTGTGCGGCCTTCGGCGCGGCCGCCCGGGAGATTGATGATCAGCCGGTCGCCGGCCTTGGCCTGAGTATCGCGATCGAGGGTAATCACCCGCCCCGCCACCGCCGAGATCCGGCCGCCGACTTCACGACCCGCCAGCAACGAGTCAGCCACAGGAATGATGTGACCCGGCAATGGAATCACTCCCTCCATGCCGGTCTTGAACGACACAGTGCGGTCCTGGTTGTTGCTCAAGATCGCCCACTTGCCACGGCGCTGAGCCTCGGATGCGCGCGTGCAGCCGATCGCGCTCAGCTCTGTTGGCCGGTCGCCGTAGCGGCGCTGCAGATCCAAGTCAGCGAACGGGATGACGTCGGTGTCGTAGTTGTTCGCCGGGTTGTCGTAGCTGACCAGTGCTCGGGTGTACCGGGTTTTCGCCGAGGCGCTGCCGTACGAGAACTTGCCGTCGATGACGTTGGCCCGGGTGAAGACGTAGTCGAAGTCCTGCGCGCGCGGCATGTCCGCCTGCATCACCAGTTGACCTTGCGCCCAGTACGTCATGCCCCGGTAAATCGCCGAGATATCACGCAACAGCGACCAGGCGTCGGCCTTGCCCTGCAGGTTCATATCGCAGAGGAAGCGCGGCTCGACGCCATTCAATCCATTCGGCACCAGCTGGTCGCAGTACTGCGCGATCCGGTAAAGCTCCCACTTGTCGACCATGAAAGGCTTGATTCGCTTGCCCAGGCCGAATCGGTCTTCGGTGCACACGCCGTAGGTGATCCACGCCGGGTTATTGGTCCAGGCCGACTTCATCGAGCCGTCCCACGTCCCTGTGTAGGTGCGCTGAATCGGGTCGTAGTTGCTCGGCACCATCCAGCGCCGAGCCTTGCACTTCACAGTGACGGCCGGAATGTTGGTGAACTGCTCGGCGTCGAACTCGATGTAAAGCAGCGCGGTGTTCGGGTAGCGCAGCTTGGCGTCGATGACTTCGGTGTAACCGGCCACCAGCATGGTGTCGGCGATCTTGTTGGTGTTCTGGTTCGCCGTCAGGCGGCGCACGCGGATCTGCCAGCCGGTGGTGGCGTCCGGTAGATCGATGCGGCGCGAGCGCTCGTAGCGCGTGGTGGTCTTGCCATCGACGGCGTCCACCAGCACCTGCTGATAGGCGCCGCCGTCGGTGGCCACGTCAATTGCGTACTCGATCCGGTAGCCGCCGACGTTGCCCTGGTCATCAGACCGTTGCAGCGCTGGCCAGGCCAACCGCATGCGCACGGCGGATAGCTGAGTGTTGGTGATCGAGCGCACCCATGGCGAATCGCTGCGCAGCTCAATGTTCAGGGACGTCTCGTTCTCCACCGAAGGAATGCCGGGGATGTACGTCTGATCCACCGAGCCCGGACGCCAGTCCCACTTCACATTCGGGAAGTTGTAGTTGCCGCTGGCATCGCGGATCGGCGTGTTGTCCAGGTAGATGTCGTAATCGGTCGGGACGCTGTCGAACTCACCCTCGCCCACGGCAATCAGCAGCTTGGCCAGGTTGGTCGAGCGCAGGCTGTCGCTGGCTTCGGTCGGCGACTTCGGCTTGCTGCTGCCGCCCTTCTCGCCGTGGATTTCCATCTGTTCCGCTGCGCCCATGCTTTCCTCCAGGCATAAAAAAACCGCCTCGCGGGCGGCCTAATGGCATTTCTGTAAAAGTCGTGATGATAGAATTCGCATGCTGAGCCCTCCTACGATGAGGCGCTCGACTCAGTCATCAAGGAAATAAGTGCTGATGAAAAAAGCTCCAACTTGGCTACGAACAATCCTTTCGCTTCCGGTGTACGCAATTTCAGCCGTGTTGTGGATTTTCACTGCATACACAATCATCACCTCTTCGGTAAAAATGCTCTCCAGATATGTAACGCCCCAACAGATTGGTCAGGGATTGGCCGAATTGATTTTCGCTCTAGTGTTTGCCGCAGTTGGTAGCGGATTATGGATGCTTGCCAGGTACATTCGGACCTCAAACTTTAAGAAGCAACCGCGCCCTTCCGCCTCCCCTCAGCCATAAACTTTTTACACTTTGTCTTCAGCCAGGATCGAGGCCGAGATAATCATCCCGCCCCACCGGCGTTCGCCGATGCAGATCGGTACCGGGTTGCCGCTGGCCGTGGTGTTCTTGGCGCTGCCGAAGGCGTAGGACGGGGAGTTCTCGGGGGATGCGCTCTGCTTCAGGCCAGAGGCTTGAGGGCTGAGCATCTGGATCACGCCGCCGATCGCCATCGAAGCGCCGGCCGCATACAAAAACGGCGATGCGGCTGCAAACGGAGTAAACGACAGTACGTAGGCAGCGGCGATCATCACTGTGCCGATAATGGTCTGCAGTCCACCGGCGCGCTTACTCCCAGCAATCACCGGAACAATGCGAATTTCGCGCGTACCGCCGAGATCGAATCCATCCATCCCGATGTTTGCGCGATTTCGAAAGATCGCAAACTTCAGCCCAAGGCGCTCCAACCGTTTAATTTCTTCAGCGAAACCGTCGATGGTTGCATTGAGCGCGCGGAACACTTCCACGGCGGATCCGCCGTCGAGAAGGAATTGCTTGCTTCGAAAAAACTTCTTGGCGAGCGAACCGGACATCATCACTTTCGTCATCGGCGTGTAGGTAATTGCTGAGCACATGCCATTCTCCAGGCAATAAAAAACCGCCCGAAGGCGGTCTGTTCAGAGGGTCGTGGGCAGTATGTCGATCTGCCCATCGCCTCCGGTGAAAACTCGGTATTTCTTGACCGCTCCGTCTTTCACGATCGCTTCCCGCTCCACTCGCGCAGCCCCCATCGAGCAGATGCCTGAGCCGGTGTAAGCCGCGCCGACTGAAACCGAATCCGGCGGCAGGTAGAACGATGCTTTCTGGCCCGGCTCGAGCTTGGCGGCCTGTTTGCCATCGATAAAAACTGCCATCGCGCAAAGGCTACCGGTCTGCCCAGAGTCACGGATCACTTGCAGTGTCCCATATGCCCCTGATGGCTTGGCCTGGTAGGCCGACAGCTGACTGGCCGGCGCCTGCTTGGCTTCATTGGAAGGCGTTGGCGAAGTCGCACACCCCGCCAACAGCGCTACCGCCAACGCCCCTATCACAATCCGCATATTTACTCCTTATGGTCTCGCACGCTGAAGGTGAAGAAATAGAACGAAATTTTTTCGTCCTCGATATCCCTTAACTCGTAACGGATTCTATCCAGACCGCGGTCGATGCGAGTTACGACGAGGTCCATGAATTGGGTTAGTCCGCCCCCGAAACCGCTTAGGTTCAGTGAGCTGACATCATGAAAAATAGCCGTCACACCCTCGATTTCTGGATCTTCCGAGGAAGACATAGTCAGGCTGAGGCGATACTTGAAATCCACCATTTCGAGCTTGATCGCAGCTACGCAATTGTGCTCGAAAAGGAGTTCGTTTAAGCGAGGCAGCTCCATTTATGACTCCGATTGCAGATCGGCTGAAGGCACGCAGCGCTACTGCTCCAATACCAGTTCCAGTTGCGCTCGTGATTTCGAGTCAGGGATCGACCTTCTCATCGAAAACTATTTGATACTGTTTTCTACCAGTACCCTCAAGAAGGTCCTTCAGAGCTTGGGCTCGACGATCTAAGCAGGCTTTAAAACCTGAGCTTTCAGGGGGGCCGAAATCTAAGCAAGGGTCACGATTATCAAGTGGTTGCCTCTTGTGGGAGCACCCCAACAGAAGCGCTACCGCCAGCGCTCCTACGATCAATTTCATGCAGGTCACTCCTGTGGAAATGTCCCACGATATCACTGCGCGCCCTTGTGGCGCAGCACCAGTCGTGTGCGGTCGAGCCACGGCCCGCCGAAGACAATGACCTCAGATGGCCTGCCATACAGGTGGTGCAGCAGGAACGGACCTGGGCCGAAAGTGGCAGCATCCTCACCGGGCAGCGCAGGATCAGTGCCAAGGAATATTCCGGCGTGGTTCGGGTAAACGGTGCGCCCCACTTCCATCACGATCATGTCGCCGCGCTGCGGCTGGTCGACGCGGTAGAAGCCGGCTGCCTCGTAGTTCGCCTCGTAGAGGCTGGTGTTGTCCTTGCTTTCCCACCAGCCATCGGCGCGCTTGAATGCTTCGAATTCCAGCCCCCACTCGCGCTTGTACCAATCGGCGCACACCTGCCAGCAGTCCCAAGCCCCGTGCACAAATGGCCGTTTCAGCAGCGGCACCTCGCCGGTCGGCACGATGGTGCGCAGGTCTCCTTCCGGCCAGCTCAGGATATGCCAAGGCATTGCGGTCGCTTCGCACATGGCGAGGTCACGCGGTGACGGCCTGCTGGTTGCGTCCGGATGCGAATGAATTACGCCGATTACTTCGCCTGCGTCTTCGGCCTTGGCGTACTGTTCAGGGTCGATACGGAACTCTTCGTTCGGCTCAGTCGAGACATTGATGCAGGGGAAGTATTGTTGCTTGCGACCGATCGCCAGAAGAAGCCCGCAGCACTCTTTCGGGTACTCGGCGACCGCGTGTTCCTGGATCGCATTCAAGATGTGCTTTCGCATGTCAGCTCCTTGCAATCAGGGATACAGCGGGAAAGCCGCCGAACGGCAGCGGGTTTCCCTCGCCGAAGCGCGGGATGCAGCCTTTTCCCAAGGTGGCGTCGCACTCGTCCAGTTCCGGATTGTCGGTGATGACGCCATCTTTCGTGACGTATGGCCCGGTGTACCCGCAGTTCGGCCCGCGATAACCACCGGTGAGGCACCAATGGCACAGCGTTGTGGCCTGCCGGCCGATGGACTCGTTTCCAACGTCGCCCGGGCTGGCAAGCTCCCAACTGACATTCTCGCCGTCCTCGTTCGTTTTCTGGTCGATGTACCAGATCTCGATCGTCTCTTGGGTTGGATCTGCCGTCGGGTTGCCGGCCGGGAAGTTGGCGGCATCGAGGTAGCTGCCCAGCGTGTGCCGCATTGTCAGCTTGAACTCGAGCAGATCCTCGAATGCCAGACAGAGTGCGGTGATGCGACCGTTGACGTTGCCGACCGACAGTGTGGGCCGAACTGCTGTGCCGTCGCCGTTCGCCTCGATGCCGTCGATCTGCATCGGCCAGGCGCTGTACTCGTTTCCCTGCCAGTAGATTGCCTTCGCCGGCAGTTGGTCGGCATTGTCGCCGGCGGAGATCAACTCGGCCGCCGTGTGCGGAATCGCGTGCCCGTGGAAGCGCAGAACGTCCGCGCCGTAGTCCGTGCCGTCCAATTCAAAGAGCAGGACTTCGCTGCCAGGTTCAAGCACCTGGATGTCACTGATCAGCGGCATGATTGCCCCTTATGGTCGGAATGCCCGCTCGAACGTAGCGGTGAGTTTGAAGACACCGCCGCCCATTGGTGTGGGAGCTGGATTTTTACAGGTGAACAGACCGAGCTCGCCGAGTGGAGTTGTCCATAGAAATGCCTTTGCTCCAGCATGCCGGTCGAGGAACGCCATGATCTCCAGCACCTTGGCCTTCTGGCCTGCGAAAGTGATCGGATACGAATCCTCTTTGTTGTTCGGGCCGTCGCCGACGTTCTGCGCGTAGCCGTTGCCGAATTTCGAGGTGCGCACCCGATAATTGATATCGGGTGTTTCCCCGCGCTCGGTTGGCCAGGTGAATTTCTCGATGGCCATCAGGCCCTCCCATTTGCATTTCGGAAGCTGGTACCGCCCGCGCGCCAAGAGTCAGCGACGGCTTTCTCGGCCACGGCCTGCATTTGCGATTGCAGATTTCTCGACAATGCCTGCTGGTCGATCTGCATGCCTTCAGAGCTGCGATCCTCGGTCACCACCGTGACCGGCGCGCTGATGCTGATTGCAGCCCCGGAACCACCGCCAGCCGCGAGAACGCCCAGTTTGCCGTTGGAAGTCCGGGTCAGCGGCATGATCGCCTCCGGCCCCGCCTCACCCATAACTCCCGCCCGGCCGCCGGCCATCCCGAAGGCGGTCGGAGCGCTGACAATGCTGTTGGTGAAGGCGCCGCCGTTGGCGAACATCTGCACACCCGACGACCAGGCACCGCCGAGCGCCTGCGGGAAGTAGGTGCTGGAGTAACCTGCCGAGGACGCGCCGAGATTCGAAGACGTCGCACCGGCAGATCCAGCCGCCAGCCCGTTACCTCCGCCTCCGCCAGTGAAGTAGCTGGTGGCAGCACCGACGAGGCTACTCAGCAACGCAGAACTGGCCTGACGGGTCGCGATCCGCGCCATGTCAGCCAGAATCGACTTGGTGAAGTCGGCGAACGACAGCTTCCCGGTCATGGCGAAGTTGACGACCGCGTCTTCCATCGAGCTGAAAGCGTTGCCGAACAGGGTCTTTGTCTGGCCGGCAATATTGCTCGCCGAGTCCAGGTAATTGGCCCAGGCCGACGTTGCGCCCTTGGTCCAGTCCCCTTGAGCTTTCTCGACATCGGCGTAGTTCTGCTGGATCTGATCGGTGGCAGCTTTGTTCGCATCGGCGAGAGCCTGCGACTTCCGGGCGAACTCCTCCTCCGACATGTTTCGCGACGGATCTGATTTCTGGCTTGCCAGTTCCAGCGACTGCTGAGCGAACCGATCCTGTTGGCTGTTCAGCTCATTGTTGAGTGCGTTCTGTCGATCGCCCTGTCCGACGCCGAGAACGGCGCGCTGCCCTGCCAGTTCCAGCGCTCGCTGTTGCTGAGCCAAGGCCTGAACGTAGGTGGTGATTGAACGCTCTTGTCGGGCGAGACGGCCGGTCTCGTTTGTGGCCAAGACATCGAGTTGGCTATCCGCGTCCTTCTGCGCTTTGACCATTCCCGCGCGCGCGTCGGCAATCTTCTGATCGAGCTGGATGCTTTGCGCGGCAGAAGTGGTCTTCTTCGCCTTCGCGGCTTCCAGCGCAGCAATCTCCGCCTCGTAGGCCGCAGTAACCTCGTCGCGCTCGTTGCCGATCAACGCTTCGCGTTTCAGGGCATAGTCGGCTTGAGAAACGAGTCCGGCCTTCTGCGCGGCGTCCAGTTCCTTCTGGGCGTTTTTGTACTCTTCGCTGATGGCTGCCAAGTTGTTCTTGGTGTTATTGAAGCCGGTCAGATCGACCTGTGAACCAGCCGCTTTCGAATCCTTGAACTGGTCATTGATGTTCGCCAGGTTCTTGTCGATTGCGGCCTGATTCAGGCGCGGATCGTTCGGCGCTACCTTGCGGATGTCTTCGAGCTGCCGCTTGTACTCCTTGATCGCGTCGGTACGTTTCTGCTCATTCGTCCATGCTGACTTGGTGAGTGCGTCGACCTTCGCCATTGAGGAGACGGCATCGCCCTGAGCTTTCGCCTGCTCGCCCTGCCACTTAGCGATATCGGCTTCTGCTTCTTTCTGATCCTCCAGCATGTTGAGACGATTCTGGTAGAGATCAATCATCTCCTGTTTATTCTGGAACAGGCCGACATTGCCTGCCTGAGCGCTCGCCAAGTCGCGCTGGGCTTGCTCGATATCGGCGCCGATATCACTGCGCCCGATATTCTTCAGCCCATCAGCAGCCCGAGCAACGGCGTTGTAGCCCTTCTCCCAGAAACTCAGATTCTCGAGGATTCGCGGTGTGCGCTCGTTGATTGCATCAGCGAACGACTCGGTGGCCAGCTTCACGGCGCCGGCATGGTCGCCCTGCTTCTCCAGCGCGGTGATCTGCGAGTAAACCGAAGCAGTTAGGTAGTGGTACTGCTCATTCAGCGCGGCAGACGCCTTGACCGGGTCGTCGGCGAGCTTGGAGAACTCGGCAACTGTCTCGCTCACTGCCTTGCCTGTCGCTTCCTGCATCGACACGGCGGCTTGGGTGATTCCGGTGAAGCTCTCGCCGGCGATCTTGCCGTTGTCGGCCAGCAGAGCCAGCACGGCTGCGGCTTGGCCAGTGGTGCCAACGGTTGCGCTGACCTGACGGGCCATATCGCCCAATTGCCCGGCACTCACACCTGCGTAGTTGCCGGTCAGGATCAGCGATTTGTTGTAGCTGTCCTGCTCTTCGCTGCCCTTGTAGAAAGCGTATGCCAGCCCACCCACTGCGGCGGTGGCCAGCGCAAGCGGGCCGAGAATGGCCAGCAGACCCGCCGCACCCTCACCTGCACCAGCGCCCAGTTGTGCGACTGCGCGAACGCCGCTACCCCAGTCTCCCGAAGACAGCGCATTCCCAAGTTGCACGACGTTTTCCTGTGCCTGGCGCGTGCCAAGTCGCAGTTTGTCGAAACCGGTGGTGGTTCTGTTGAGTTTGTCGTAGTCCTTATCGATCTTGCTCAGGGCGGTGTTGTACTCGTCCTGGCTGATCCGGCCGGCATCCAGATGTTTGCCCAGTTGCTCGACCTGAGTATCCAGCTTCGCCAGCGCGGCGCGGGCCGGGTCAATGGCGCCCAACAGGCTGTTCAGTGCCTTCTGTTCATCCATGGCCGACTTGGCCAGCGCTACCTGTTGCTTGTCGAGCTGCGCAGAGATCTTCGCGGCCTCAGCCTCGCCATAGGCGCCGGTCTTGGTCAGCTTCGCCAACGCATCGCGCTGTTTGGCAAGGTCCTGCGTAGTCTTGGCGCTGGTAGAGAGCGACTTCTCCAGCGCCTGCATTTCGTTCATCAGCGAAACGGCGGACCGCTCGGCCCGGCCGCCGGCCTTCGCCATCTCATCCAGGCTCGTTTTGGCCTCGATCGCATCGACCGAGTCGATCTTGACGCCGAGTTCTGCAATGTTCATCGACTCACCTTGAATAAGTGCTCGTGCTTACGGGCTGTTTTCCCTTTCCTCCGCCATGACGCGCAGGGCTTCGCCTTCCAGCACCTGAAGGTCAGGGAAGATTTCAGCGAGTTTCTTTTTCTTGATGCCGAGGAATCCGGCGACGTCGCGGATGCAGTTGTAATCAAGGCCGATGGCGCCACCGGTGCCGACCCGCCACTGCGTGGACATTCGGTTGAACAGGAGAAAGGCCGGCCAGTTGCATGGCCAAACCTCCGTTTCCTCCTCAAGATCACCTGGCGAGAGGCCGAACATACTCATCAACTCAACCGGCGCCGCGGGCGCATACAGGGCGCGCGCGGCATCTGTCAGTTTCCCAGGCGGGCCTGGTTGTATGCGCCCTGATAGGCTTCGACTACCGCTTCGGTTGCGCCTTGGCACGACTTCACCAGAGCGGTGATGCTCGTTTCATCGAACTTATCGTCGAAGGCCCAGCCAGCCACCAGATCCTTGATTTGCCGAACCTGCTGGGCTGCATCAGCAGCAACCACTTCAGAAAGCGATGGTTGATCCCCGAGCGTGGCCAAGGCTTCCTTGCGATTCTGGTTCCACTCATCGAAAAGAGCGGCCAGTTCCAGCCGGTCGCGATACTTGAACGTGAACTCGATCTTTTCGGGCACGCTGCCAACGATCGGGATCAGCACCATTGCTTGGAACGTCGGGTTCTGAGCGATTCGGATTTTTGCCATGGGTTACACCACCGCGGTCAGGTAGCGGGTCGGCTCGGCCTGAAGCGCCAGGTTCACAGTGCGGGTCAGCAGGTTGTTGCGGGACACTGCTGGCTGCTTGGAAAACGACGTGTAAGCGCCGTACAACAGGGTGTCATTGCCCGGCAGGTTCAGACGTGCAGCCTCGACCTGTTTGCCGGCGTCGGCCTTCATCAGCACCTTGTTGAAGTCCTGCGCCGGGTCATCCGCCAGGGTCAGCACCATGCTGGCTGCGGATTTGTCAGTCGGAATTTGCTTGCCCTGGTCATCCTCGAGGAAAACCACGTCGAGGTAGTTCTGTTCACCGCCGGAGAAGGCAACATCGGAAATTTGCGGAATCTGCACCCAGGTCAGAACCTTGCGCATGGTGCCCGCACCGCCGCCGGCCGGAAAGATCTGGGTGTCGGTCGTATCGATGCCTTCCAGCGTGATTGCCGTGGCGGTCGCCGCTTTAATACGTACCACCTTGCTGTCCAGCTTGCTCCATCCAGAGGTCAGCAGAACGATATCGCCAGCGACGAGAGTACCGCCCACAACCGTGGCCACCGCTTCAGTGGCGTTAGTGATGGAAGCGAACGCCAATGCAGCAGCATAGGTAGCAGCGTGCTGGAAAGTGCCGCCGTTCGGAATTTTGTAGCCCATGGGTGATTCCCCTTTTCAGAAATGACAAAACCCGCTCGATGGCGGGTTTTGGGTTTGCCCAATGGGCGGATTAGTTGGTGTCGGCTCGATAGGAGAACGAGACCGGGACGGTATACGCAGAATCACCGGTGATGCCGGGCCCTTGGTCGACTGGCGACATAGTCACCACAGTGACCGCTCCTTTCGTGTCCCGAGAGTACAGAGGGAACAGGCTCGTCAGTTCATCGACGATCGGATTAGTCTTCGTTTTCCCGGTACCGGCTGGCGCAATAACGCTTACCTGAAACAAGCCGGTAAACAGCCGATGATCGCCGCCGAGTGTGTTGCTCGCGGTATCGCCCGGGATCGTGAACGCCCGCAGATAGGTTTCATCCGCTAACGGCGTATAGGCAATGTTCTCGAAGACGATCTTCAACTTCTGCGGCTTGGCATTATTCCAAGTGATGAGCTTTGCCTCGTAGATAGAGGCGATGATCGCGTGACTCATACCTGATTGTTCCTGATGGCCTCCTGCACGATCTGCTGGAAGCGGGCCACGGTTACCCGAACCATTCCGCCGGGGGCCTGAGTGGAATGGCCGAACTCCAGAGGAATCGCATAGGGCAAGTTGTTGATGATGTAAGCCATCTGGCCGGCAGTGAAATCGCTCATCGCGGCGACCAGCGCGGCGGTAGTTTCGGCGCCGCTCGGGTCAACCTCGTCGAAGGTGACGCTTTCGACCACACCGAGGGAAATATGCCAGTTCGCGCGGAACCGGCCGCCGACGTAGCCTTCTGGCGCCTTGATGTCCATGCCGTCGTTGAACTTGCGGCCCTTCTTCAGTCTGCCGCCCTTCGTGAGGTTGGCCGGGTCACTGCGCAAAGCGCTGTTGTGGTCGTCGACGGCCTTGTTGTACTCGGTCGCAATCGCGTTCTGCGCCCAGATCTCCGGGTTACCGACGGGAGACATGCGGATCAGGCTGCTGCCGACCTCGATGATGATCTCGCGCACACTGGCGTCGATGGCTTCGCTGGTCTGGGCCGCAAACTCGGCGAAACTCAGCGCGAAGCTGCCGGATTGACCGGCGCCCGCCCGGCTCACGACCTCACCTGCAATTCATAGAGAATCGGCGTGCCGGCCGGGTTGATTTCTTTCAAGGGAGGGACGATTGACCAGGTACGACCTTGAACAACGACCTTGTTCAGTAACTCAGGCGCCCACTCCAGCCCCTGCGCGGCGATCTTGAGCTTCTTGTCGCCCTGCTTGATGAGGCTGTTGTTCTGGAATTCCTGACCGGTGAAGTCGAGCAAGATGCCTTGGGCGGTCTGTTCAATGGTGGCGCCCGGCGTGTCGCCACCGACCTCAGGGTCGTACTCACCCGGTTCGGTCTTGCTGATGGTTACGGGCTGGCTGAACTGCGTTATCAACCGCAGAGCGGTAGCAGCCGTGCGGTCGTAGAACGTGCTCATTGTCAGGCCCTCACGGCAAACAGGCCTCGCTTGGCCAGATAGTCAGCAAACTGTGTTCGGCTTGGGCGATCTGGTGCGGCCGGCAATAGCCTTCCGCTTTTGTTGCTGATCGGGGCGTATTCAACATCAACCGCGCCTTCGACTCGCTCGCGAATTACCGCCCCTTGACGTTGGTCGATCGGGTCAACGTCGTCGGTGTGGATCTCAGCAGCCAGCGCCATCTGGCCGTACTGAATTCGCGCCGGCAGGTAGTTGTCAGGTTTGATCTCGTAGTCCAACTCAACACCTCGGCGCGGCCAAGACAAGGCCTGCTCGCTGTTGGTCTTCCGCCCTTTCCACGCCATACCGTCCATTGCCAGCGCAGCCCGGCGCAGCAATGCTTCCTGTGCTGGCACCTCCGCCGGGATGACCACGCCGAACTTCACGGCGTACATGGCCAAGTCCTCAGCGGATGCGTAGCTTTCGGCGTCAGGCTTACTGGTACCGTCCTCGATGATGAGAGTCATGAATCAGCTCGCTGTGTTTTTTTGAATCGGGCACCAGTGATTGCGCACCCGGATTATCACGCGCTCGGAAGCTCAGAGACCGCCTTTTCCAGCGACTCAACCGAAGCATTCGCTCGATACGGCACATTGGCAGCGTCGAGCTTCGCTTTGAGACCAGCGATCTTCTCGACATTGTCGACCGGTTCCGCTGCTGCCTTGAGGCGTTCGACTTCGGCGCGTAAGGATTCAACCTCGCCCGCCAAGTTGTCACGCTCCCCCGTCAGCGCTTCAAAGCCTTCATGAATGGATTTCAGTGCACCGAACAAGCGAATTGGCAGTTCGCCGGCGCCCGGGTGTTCCAGTTCAGTCAGGCCTTCGGCGGCGTCGATCAGCAACACGATGCCGTCACGCTCCGCATTCAACTTGTCGATCAGCTCCTGCAGCGCAGCGTGATCACCACTATCGACGATCAGCACCACCGGTGCCGGTTCAACCTGTCGCACCGTCACCTCCGGCACATCATCGGCCTCACCCTCGCGACTTTCGGTGATGTTCGCGTCGATGATGCGCAGCCCGTATTCCTTCGCCAGCGCCTTCACGTCTTCCCGGTACTGGTGAAACGGCCCGGGTAGATACCAGATTTTGTTGCTCATGATTGCATCTCCGCCAAGCCGGGCACACGTCCCGGCTTGGACATTACAGGGTTACTTGGAGGCGTCACCGATCAGGGCCACACCGGCGGTGTGCTTGATGCTGGTAGCGGTCTTGTCCCAGTTGGTTCCGGTTGCCAACTCAGCGTCGGTTGGCGACTTGCCGCCGGTGGTGGTGTCCCAGGTGTAGCCCTTCAGGCCCAGGCCGAAGGTGTAGTCGGTTTGCAGCGTGGTTTCGATACGCTCCTTGCCGTTGGTGGTCTGGACGTTGCTGATAATGTCGCGGCCGTCGTGGACCAGCGCAGCGCCTTGCACCAGGGACAGGATGATTTCCTTGTTCGGGGTGCCGGCCTGCATCAGCGCCGGGGCATCCGTCACAACGGAGATCTTGCCGAGGATGTCCACCACGCGAACGTTGCCCGCCTGGAACAGCTGCTGCTGGTTCGCCAGGTTCTGGCCGACCAACTTGTGGTAGCTGGTGCCTTGCATAACCTGGGTGACCAGGTTCTGACTGGCGTCGCCGAACTTCGCGTGGGCGTTGTTCAGGCCGGCGTAGGTGATGCCTGCGGTCGCCGATACATCGTTGACCGCGGAGGCTTGGGCCGTGATTGCTGCCACCAGCGCCGCGATCGCAGTGTTCAACTGATCCTTCAGCAGGATTTCAGCGAACGCACGGCTCGCGACTTCGATACCTTGCGCGGTTGGGCGCTCCAGCCAGGTCATCTGCGATGGCTCGTAGCGGATCGGGCCGAAGCCGCCGGCGACTTTAACCGAAGTGTTCTTCAGCTCGGTCAGGTCGGTGGCAGCAACGGCGGCGTTGGCGCTGTAGCGGTCTACGCGGCGCTGGGCAGCAGCAAGAGTCTGGAAAAACGACTCTTGGAGGAAGTCGCCAGTGAAGCCGTCCGGGGAAAGCACAATAGCGCCCCGGCTCGCAGCGTTGAACGCGGCGAGATATTGATCCAGCGTCTCGAGAGTCGCCGGCATGATGTATTCGTTGAAAACCTGCATTTGCGACAGGGACATGAGTTATTTCCTTACGATTGAGGGAGATCTGGGAACCGGCTTGCGATTGCAGCCGTGCGTTCCTCTTTGGTACCGCCGATTTTTCCTTTCGGGGCCCCGCCCCCACCACCTGCACCGCCGGCCCCGCCGCCCGATGCCTTGCTACCCGCGATCAACGGCGCGAACGCCGCGTCATTCGCGATTTCTGCTTTCAACTCGTCCAGCGTTGCCGCCGAGAGTTTGCCCTGTGCGTCGAGGACGACCACAACAGGCTTCCCGTCGCGCTGCTCGACGCTCAGACGGCGTTCGATGTGCGGCAACAGGGCTTTTGCGCTGCCTTGAACAGCCAAGGCAGATGCGATATCAGTAGCGGTACGGCCAACAGTCAGATCCCGGATCTGCCCGCTCAGCGTTCCACGCTCCTGTTCCAACATGCCGTTCAGCTCAGCTTCGCGGCGGGTAAATTTTTCAGTCCAGGAACGCTCGAGCTCTTCGACGTTGCCGGACTTGCGAGCGGCTTCTTCACGCTCAAGGCGCGCTGCATCTTCAGCTTCGCGCGCCTTCTTCTCGGCGGCTTTCTTCTCGCCGAGCAGCTCATCAACCTTGGCCTTCAGGCCGGATACATCTTCTTGCTGCGGCAGACCTTCAATGCCGAGTACGAACTTGCCGTCCTTCTCGGTGTAAAGAGCGCGCACGGCTTCATCTACCCCTTCCAGGGTATCCAGTTGGAATTTCAGCATTGGTTGTCTCCCAGAGACGTAGGTGCAGGCCCTGCCTGCGGGCATAAAAAAACCCGCCGGAGCGGGTTTTCTAACAAGTCTTTAAGTAGGCGTTACTACAGGCCGAGATCGCTCTCAAGGCGCCAAATATTCACTTCGTCCTCTCCAAACGGATAGTACGGCTCCGCCATTTCGATACTTTTCAGCTCCTGACCTTTGGTATACATCCAGGTGTTCTGAATAAACGCCATCAACATTGCGTCATATATGTTTTCTCTAAGCCGGCCTTCGCGCACCGGTCTTTCGGTCAAAGCCTTAAGCTCATCGTGTTTAGCCTTGCATAGAGCCGAATCATTCGGATTGGCCATGACGCACTTGAAGATCGCAGACAAGATTTCCCTTTCGAAAATGGTCAAATGTTTAACCACGTTAGACGCTCCGTTCTGATGAGCCTGGGAATCTACAGCTTGGCTTTTTCAAACGCTAGAGGCTCTAAAGCTTTCATCTGTACGAGAGTCAGTGGTGAAAAATTGCGATCAAGCTGCAGTTCAGCGAACCGCTCAATGCTCAGCCCACCGTCTCGAAACAACTTCGCCCGAACCGGACCGATAGCCTTGTCCTGAAACGCTGCCGGCTGCTGCTTGAGCCAGTCGTAGTAGCTGAGGTCTGCCCTTACCTGCTGCGCGCCAGAGTCGCCGACGGATGCACGCGTGGCGCCCTCGGCAAACAGCGCGCTGAAGCGAGTAACCGCCACCACCGTCGACCGGCAGTTGATGTGGATCGGCGGCCTCGGCCCTTCGGTGAGTTTGAACCGACGTTTGTCGAGCGTCCGGCACTGGCTGGTTGTCTTCGAATCCAGCGTACTTACCCACTCCACGGACTGCACGACATCGGCGTTCGCCTTAAGCGTCTCCATGCGCGCCTGAGTAGCGACGTGCTGCACCGCAGTCCGAACGATCGAACCGGCATTGCGGTTGGTCGTTGCCAAGATGCCGTCGTTGTACTGCAGCGCCTTGGTGCCGCGAATTTTCTTGATGATCTGGAAGTTGGTCTGGCCTTCGAAGAAGCCCTGCCGGATCGCGCCTGTGAGGCGTTGTCGCTCGGTGGCGGTGAAGCCATCAATGAACGACTTGAGTAGCTTCCCGCCGTCGGCGCCACGCACGCTAAGCGGATTGGTGAGGATTGCCGCCCGGATCGCAGCAGCGCCAGGCACCGCCGCGTCGAAGGTGACACCCATCGGTGCCGCACGGGTCAGGCTGGTCGCCTCGAACTCAGCTTCGTAGTTGGCGATATCCACCAGATCTAGGTTCAGCTTTTCACTGTACCGATCGAAGATGCCCAGCAGCAGGCTGTCGACCTCGCTCAGCAGCCGCTCCAAACGGGCGACCGTGTAATCCGTCAGATCCGCCCGGGTCAGCCGCTCACGAATCGAGCGGTCGATCTCCTTGAGGAATGGCGCGAACTTCGCCACCTCCCCCGACTTCAGTTGCTCAAGGAAGACGGCGTGCCGAATCGTGGCATCAAGGATCGCTTGGTTTGCCGCCATTTAGGTTTGCCTCGTCGTCGTCATCCAGATCCAGCCCGGTGCTTTGTGCTTCGAGTTCACCCCGAATTTCATCGTCCGTTTTCTCCGGATTGATCACACCTCGATCGCGCAGGTACTGCCAGAAGTCGCCTTCAGGCAACTTGCCGCCCTGCACTGCGTTGAACAGCGCAGCCAGGATCGTCGCGTCCAGAGTGATTTGGCTGAAGTCCTGGTTGAGCTTGTAGACCACCTCACCGGAAACATTCACAAATTCAGCCATCCATGCCAAGCACTGGCTGTAGGCCTCACTGACGTTGCTGACCACCAGCGACAGAACGCTGTGTTCTGCGGCGCTGTCGTTGTCAGCCTGGGTTGCGGTCTTCACCGCACTTCCGCGCTCAATCAGCCGGGCACCGAGCGAAACCATGTCCTGCTTCTTGGATTCCATCGCCTCCTTGGCCACCGTGTTCGGCTGAGCCTGCCAAACCCCGCAGGTGCCGTTTACTGGAAGCATCCAGGGTGCGCGGGAGCCGAGGAAGATGCCGCTTTCCTCCATGTGATCGCGCCACTGCTCATCAAGACCAGCCATCCACGGCTGAGGCTGGCCCACCAAGTAGGCAGCTTCTTCGTAGTCCGCACTGTTGCGGTAATGACCGATGTTCACCTCAGCCATGTCGTACAGTGGGGCGTCGTCGATGGTGGTGTCGTTGTTCTCGCTGCCAACGAATTGGAACGGGATCACCTGCCACGGGCGGCCAAGACCATTCAATGGTGTGAATGGCGCGACTTTCTGAGTTGTCGCGCTTGAACCCTCTTCCCACACTTCCTGCGTGTACTGACCGGAGACATCAAGGCGCAGTACCCGGTATTGCACAACCTGCTCACTACCGAAACCATCGTCCGTATCTACGTCGACCGTTTCGCGCAGCACGACAAGGCTCAACAGGTGCTGGCCGCCGACTTGGCGGGTCTTCCAGTTGATGATCGACTCAGCTGTGTAGCTGGCGATGTTCGCCCGGGCGCGACCAGATTGCTCGTCAGCCTTACTGACTGTCCCAGCCACAACGGAAACATAGTCCACCAGCAGCCCATGGCGGCCGACTTCGAGCAGATGCCCGATCACCGACTGCGATTGCTGGTAAACGCTCACGCCCTGCCCGTCGATATCCTTGGATACGTAGTCGAGTGCGCCGGGAACAGTCAGCGTAGGCCAGGTACGAAACACTGCGCCGACGAGGCTGTGCTTCGTGCGACCGGTAGCGTTGTAGAACACCGCGCGCTTCTTGTACGCGTCATAACGGTCGCGGTTGTCCTGAGACTTGTCCGACGCGTTCGGCCTTGGCAGATAGCAATCGCCGGCGGCCTTTACCGTTTCCGCCCCCTTGCAGACGTCGCGCACCAAGCGCCAGCGGTACTGTGCCGCCTTGTACTCGGGACGAGTAAAAGTGACGTCCGTCATCGGGCGACTCCCATTTTCATTGAGGTGACCGGTTTAACGATCGGGTACTCGCGGTGAATGAAGTAACCGCCGCCGTCGTTGGCGTGGTCGTTTCCCTGGCTCTTGTCCGGCTCGCCGTTGGGTGCCCAGATTTGCTGTTCTAAGCCGTCGGCGTAGGTCGGACACGTAGACGGGTTGACCAGATAGCGGCGCTCGCCCTGCGCGTTGCAGAACATGGCGTTCATGGCGTTGATTCGGTCCTTCACCGGTGGGTTGGCCGCCGGCGCGATGACCGTGAAGCCTGCCTGCTTGAGCATGGCGATATCGGTGAGGCTCGCATTGACCGACTTACGCGAATCACCGGAGGCGTCCGGGTAGATCCGGATCTCGCAAGTCTTCTTGTAGTCGTTGCCGGTGTGCTCCCAGTACCGCTCCTTGATGCGACGAATCATGTCCGGCGTGTCATAGCCATCCATTAACTCGTCCACAGCGCGCGGTAGGCCTTGATCACGTTTGACGTGGGTGATCGCGGCCATCTTGCCGACGTTGAAGTCCATGCCAATGAACAGCGGCTCACCTAGCTGGACCGTGTCGAAGCACTGGTTCAACTTGCGGTCGTAGGCGTGGTAGATCGATCCGGACGTCAGGTTGACGAACTGGCCATTCAGGTACGCGCGGATCAGTTGCTCGGGGTACGACTCCATCAGTGATGCGATGTAGTCGTCAGGCAGGTTCAGTTCGTTGTCGAAGGTGCTTGCCTGAATCAGGCCATACATTTCCTTCAGCGCCGGCTTGTCGCGTAGCTGCTTCACGAACTGGAGAAAGACGAACTTGAAGCCTTCCGGCGTCGTGGTCACATCCACGCCGTTCTTCAGCCCTGGGATGTTGTAACGCATCCGGGCAATAATCTT